ATTATCAAAGAAAATTTAGAGACTACTAAAAAGTCTGGCTTGCCTTACTTTTAAGCTACTGGCTTTTTGCCTTTTGGTTTAGCATTAATATTTTTTTGAAGTTGCACAAGCAATCTCTTTTTCTCTTTCATATTAAGTTTAGAAAACGCTGCCTTTGTCTGAGCGTACACTGTCTTTAACATTTTTGGATCAGTTTTAACATTAGGTGCCGCAGCTTTAGGGTCTCCAGCAGAAATACTCTTACCCATAATCTGATCTTTAATTAATGTATTAAAAATTACACCAATTCTTTTCTTATCCATTGGTTGCTTAGTATCAATCTTACTAGTATTAACTTTCTTAGACTTTAGAAATGCAATAACATCATCAGTTGTAGCAGTATTAAACTTTTTACCTTGAGTACCTAGTTGTGCAGCAAACTCAGTAGATAAATCATCAACAGATTGTTTTACATCAGCAGCTCCTGCTTTCTCAGCACGATTAATAGCTCTGCCTTGTTTAGTAGCAAAGTTAGGCATTTCAAACTCATTAATATTTTGTGATTCATTAAGTAAGTCGTTTATTTTCATCTGATGTATCCTATAAGTTTATTAATAGTATTTATGTTTTAGTTAAGAGCTAAAGCTCTTAATGTTTTCGCTAACGCTCAAACTATTATATGTTGTTTGATAGAAGTGATATAGTGTGATATAAATGCATTATTACGAATGTAATAATGTTTAAGTTTCATGTAGATCGTTTTGGTCAGACGGAACTATTTCTAGTTCCATCTAATCTCAAAAAGTAGCTTCATGTGAGTCTAAATCAGCCGAGACTTGGAAGTAGGTAATTTTTTATACACAAGTTCAATGGGCTCTGACCTTTCCCAACCTACATCGACATATGTAACATAAAATGTACATTAAAATAGTTAATGTGCAGTTTATAATACATTACCTCTCGCTTCGTTCCTATTGCTAAAGAGTTTTTATGAACTATGTTGTGTTTTTCGACTGCCAACATGCAATCTATATCAACCAGTGAGCCCAATTTGTTTGGTGGCTTCCTACCTCTGGGTAGTCAATCAATATGTACGTGTGCTTCTATACGAGAGCTTTTTCCACAGCGGTATTTCTAGTCTGGCCCGCCAACCTTATGTGTTGGTTTGTTTTGCCTGTGGATGCCTGTTGAGCTTGTATATTAAATCTGCCTATAAACAAGTATAGTTGATTCTGATGTAGCTGTCAACTGATTAAATTGATTTTTTTGCCTGCATGTGCTGTTCTAGTAATGCCTGTTTGAGCTTGTCTGATCCGCCGACTCTAACATTAATGATACCATTGTAGTAATCATCTGTTTCAAGTACTCTGCGATCAAACTGTTCTCTTGCCTCTATGTAGGACATTTCGCCCCTACCTTTACATAGGTATAGTATTTCTCTTTTGAATTTGTCTGCACCTAGTGCAGCAACGTCCGCGTTAAGTCTATCACTGGATCCATAATAGGTCTTCCAATCACTTTCTTTTGTACCACGCCGTTTATTTTTTTTGCCTTTGAGTGGTGGCTTAGTAGTTTTAAACTTTGCTAGTTTTTTGCCTATATATTTTTGACCAGTCTTTTTGTTCGTTATTAAATAAACGAACCCTTCGTACTCGTCTGGTATTTCTTTAATTTTTTTGCCTTTAAAAGTCCACTCCATGCAAGTAGTTATTGCTTTATTGCACAGTTTAACCTAGTTGTGACTTTTGCCTTTATGTTTGGTGTGTATTTCGTCCATACGTTCTTTTGCTAACATGCGTAACTGTCGCAAAGCACGTCTTGCACTTCCGTGTGTTCTCACAGAATTACGTGCTTCAAACTTTTCGTTTTCTTTGAAGTACGTAAGATACGCCTTAATAAGTAGATCGTGTGTATCGTCTTCCATCATCCTATCACTTGAACATCATTTTCATAACTTGTAAACCCGTTCTCTTTTATAACTTTAAGCACGTTGTTAACTCTTCCAATTAATTCATCTTTATGTGATATTAAATAGATATTTTTATCACGTTCTCTAGCCATCTTTTTAAGTACACTTAGGGCACATTCAACACCGTTTGAGTCCATGCCACTATCAATAAGTTCGTCAATGAATAGTAAGTTAATGTTTTGATATAAACTTTCCCAAACATCTCTAAACGCAAAGCTCATACCAAGTATAAGTCTATTACGTTCTCCTCTTGACAAGTTGTCAAAGTCCAAGTCTTGTCCAAGTTGTGTAATTTCTACACTAAGATCATTTTGGAATGTAACACTGTGTGGTAGTCCTAATCTGTCAAGATAATTAGTAAGTCTGTTGTTTAGATATGCTAAGTTTTGATCAATAATTTTCTTACGAATAAAGCTATCTTTGTTAGTAAGTAATTTAAGTAAAAATTCTTGGTGTTCTTTTTCACTAGTTAGATCGTTAACAACTTCCCAATTAATTTCTTGTTTTGCACTATTTTCAAGTTCGTCGACTTGTTCTTGATATGGATCAGATTCGTCTTTCTTGTTGTTCCATGCGATTGTTAAATTATCAACATTCTGTCTATGATCATATGCTTCTTTTGCTGTTTCATAAAATGTATTTGGACGACCGTTAATGTCGCCAATCTTTGTAAGATCGCTAACCACAAGATTTAACTTATCGGTTACTTCTGTAAGATATGCATCTGCATCAGTAAGCTCTTTAGATTTCTTATTAAGAATTTCTTCTTTTTTGTCTGCATGTAATTCTTGTCCACATGTATAACAAGCGGCATTATCTAGTTCTAAGATGTCTTTTTCGACTTTTGACACAGACTTAGTAGCACGTAATTGTGCTGTCTCGAGTGTGCTTTTTTCTTTATTAAGAGCCAAAATAGAATTATTGTGTTCTGTCCAATTTGCTAGTTTTTCATGCGACCCTAGCTCAGTTTCGATGTCTAAATGTTCTAGTTCATCAATTGCTTCTTTTAATTTTATAGTGTCTGTGCTACGCTTAGATATCCATGCTTTTTGCTTGCTTTTAAGACCATTAATTGTTTCGTCAATCTTTACATTTGCCGACTGTAATGCATTAATACGCATTGTCTCTTGACTTAAATTATCTTTAGTATCTCTAATATCATTTTTAAGCACATCGGCTTTTTCAGACAATATTGTAATACCTAAAAGTTGTTCGATAATGTCTCTTTGATCATTAGTACGCATACTTAGGAATGGTTCTGTATATGTGTTTAATGCAACAATGTGCTTAAACATATTATGACTCATACCTAAAAGCGTGTCAATTGATTCTTGAGTTTTACGACTATCACCTTGTGATTCATCTATGTCAACTTGTTCTTGATTATTAATATAGAACTTTAATAAATTTGGGGATCTACCACGTTCAATACGATATTGGTGATTATCCTTCTCAAAAGAAAGAGTAACTAACATACCTTTAGAATTAGTCTTGTTAATTAAGTTATTTTTCCTAATATTAGTTAGGGCATTTCCGTAGAGTGCATAACTTAGTGCATTGATAATTGTAGTTTTACCAGTACCGTTTCGCGAACCCGAGTCGTCACCACCTTGATCTAAGTTTTCACCAAGTACTAGTGTAAGTTGTTGTTTATCAAAATCTACCGCTTGGGTTTGATTCCCAACACTCATAAAATTTCTTACTGTTAGGTCTTTAATTTTAATCATGTGCTAATCCGTTATAAATTTCTAAAAGTTTTACCTTATCAAAAGAGTCGGTATCTAGTTCTGCTATTTCGCCAGCAACAATTTGATCAACACTAACAAACGTGCTAATGTCTAAGTCTGTTGATATTTCTTCAATTTGTGATTGAGGAATAAGTGTAATTTCTCTACATTCATAATCTCGTATAAATGTTTCTTTAATAAAACTTGCTTCTTCATAACTAATGTCAATGTCAAGCTCTACACGAAGGTACATTTTACTTTTAATAAGAGTGCTTTGCTCATCAATCAGCTTTGAAAGTTTTACAGTTCGATACTTTGGACAATCTAACCAATTGATATATTCTGGTTCTTTGTCGTTTTCGCGATCTAGTATCATCATACCTCGGTCGTCATCCCACGCATCTGCATAGTTGTGCGGAAATGCATTACCAATATAATGTATTTTGCCTTGTGTTTGTCGTTTGTGAAAATGCCCACTAAACACATAATCTTGATTTGCAAAATGTTCTTTATTAAGATCACCACCGTGATCGGGCATCTTAACCATTGCATTCATATAAAAACTAGGAAGTTCAAAGTGACCAAACATATACTTTGCTTTACACTTTTGTATCTTCTTCCATTCATCGCCTACTAACCAAGGAACAAGTGCAACATCTTCTTCAACCATCATTTCGTCAACAAACGTAATGCCGGGAATATGTTTTGCAAATGCTGTTGAATTTACATCACGTTTGTCTTTGTAGTACAAATCGTGGTTGCCATCAAAGAAGTAAAACTTCTCAAATGCTTTACCTAGCTTTTCCATGCATCTAATTGTAGCATCCATAGTAGTAAGGTTAAGAGCATTACGATTGTGATGCCAGTCTCCGCAGAAAATACCAGTTTCACAACCGGCAGCTTTTGCTTGTTCTATATACCAATCTATAAACTCTTCACAGTCGTCATTGTGCATACGCGAGTTGCTTTTTAGACCGAAGTGGATATCGGTAAAGACAGCAGCTTTTTTAAACAAGGTCATTCCTCCATTAGGCAGTTATGCTACTATTATAGCGAATAAACTAAGTGTTGTCAACCGGTTTATTGTCTTTAAAGATTGTAATAGGTGCTTGCTCGTTACGCTTTACACTTGCTTCCCATTCACCTTGTGCTTGTCTTGTATAGGAAGGATTAAGATCATTCATCTCTAAAATGTCATCTCTAATGTTTTGATTACGTTTTTCAATGTTGATAACACGTACAAAACTGTTAGTAACAGCAGCGGTATAATATGCAAATGGGTTATCTGACTTAGATTCGTCAAACTGTAAGCCAATCTGTGCTAACTGTAGTATTGCTTGACCCTTCATTTCGTCATTGTATGTGTAACCACGTACATTGCCTCGAGTTGCATAACGGTCTACTAATTTTAACCACATCATAGCAAGTGTATTTGTTGCTACTCCGCCTGTTTTATCAAAGTGTCCGTTGTCCATGCCACCAACCCAGTGACTTTTACCAACCAGTTGTAATTCACCTTCATCGTTAAATTTGTAATGATGAAATGGCGGAAAGTTAAGTTTAGTCTTAGTGTCTGCTATAGTTTTTGGATTCTTTTTACGACCGGGCTCTTCCGGAATGTGATCAAATGTCATAACACGGAAGATCAGCTCTTCTTTTGTTATCTTTTTCCAATCAGTTTCACATTCGGCTTGTTTGACCTTTTCACCAGCCATCTTACGCCTTTCGTATTCAGCAGATGACATCTTCTTTGCCTTGGCCCTCTTTGCTTCGGCAATAGTTAATCTGTTAATTTTGTCTATATCTAATAGTATCAAATCGAACTGACCATAGGACGGTTCTACATAACTATTAAAAGTGTTCTTAGATTTGTGTATTTCTTTTAGTATATCCTTATTATTAAGGTAATTTCTTTTTCTCAATGTCATTCTCCAAGTTGTTTAACACTATTATAAACTACATACTTAATTATGTCAACTAAATACTACATATAGGAGATATGAAAATGGCAACTAATCCATTCGACAGCGTTGGCAAAGCTGTACAGACACAAGCAAACAAGGCACTGAGTCAATTACAAAACGGGGCACAAGCATCAGTACAACAATTTGTCGGAGACAAATTGAATACTGGCATGGGCTTTATTGACAGCGCAATTAAAAATGTAACAAGCGAAGTATTTAACGCGGCAGGGTTTGCAAAACTAGCCAGAAGCATTAACTTACCATCCAGCGAAACAGGCAAAGTGGACTCTAAAGTTGCTAGTGGATTTGAGTCAACTACAAGAGATTCTGATTGGCGTGTAAAACTTAGTATACCAGCTTCGCCCCAAAATATGAATGCAAACCTACTAGCTCCATTACAAAAAACGGGCGGCCTTTGTTTTCCAATTACTCCTACAATAATTATAAGTCACAGTGCAAATTACAATACATTACAGCCTGTGCATACAAATTACCCATTTCAAATCTATGAAAACAGTCAAGCAGATGATATTGTAATCACTGGCGAGTTTCCAGTAGAAAACGCAGAAGATGCAAAATATTGGATTGCCGCTATACAATACTTGCGTTCTGTAACAAAAATGTTTTACGGAGAATCGTCAGCTGATGCAGGCTCACCTCCACCAGTAGTAAGATTAAACGGATACGGCGATTATATTTTTAATAATGTTCCTGTAGTTATAGCAAACTTTACAGTTGACCTTCCGGCTGATGTTGACTACATTGCTGCAAATCTAGATGGTAAAGATGTAGAAGGAGCAACTTCATGGGTGCCTACAAACAGTCAAATATCTGTAACACTCAAACCTACTTTTTCAAGAAGAAGAACTAGCGAATTTAATTTACAAAAGTTTGTTAATGGTGAATACATTAGCAGCGGAGAGGGCTTCATCTAATGGCAAACTACAAATCATCAAGTCCTTGGCACAAAACACAATACACTAGAACTGGTGCATTAGATATACTTAGAATTCGGCCTATTCCTTCATCGTCTGATGATTCAAGTTATACTATTGAAACACAATACACTCATAGACCGGACCTATTAGCATATGACCTTTATGGAACACCAAAACTATGGTGGGTCTTTGCACAAAGAAATATGAACTCAATTAAAGATCCTGTGTTTGATATGGTTGCCGGAACAACTATATTTTTACCAAATGCAGCAAAACTTAAAAAATCATTAGGAATATAAAATGATAAACCCAAAAGCAATTATTCAAAATAAAGCAAAGACCCTTACTAATAATTTAGGGTCAGTTGGAGAGGCACTAGACCCTTCAGCGGCTTTTGGTGATATAAAAAACATAACAACAAATGTGTTTGATGCATCGGGGTCGTGTAGTGTACTTACAGATTCTTTTTCTAAAATTGATGTCCAGGGGCTGTCTCAAAATATTAGTAACCTAGGCACAAGTTTACCAGCATTGGCAAATTTAGATAATCTTTCTTCGGTATTTCCACCAGGTCTAAATGCCTTTGCAAACGGCTTCGGCGCTAGTTTGCAAGGCAAAGCAGATAAACTTGTAGAACAAATTGTGCCTTTGGCTAATTCCATTATGACAGATGCTAATCTTAACTCAGCTGTAAACGATGCACTTAACGGACTAAACGGAAATATTGTTGAGTCTCTTGAAGCAGAGTTAGACCAATTTCAGGAAAAATTTGAAGGGACTGCCAAGGGGCAAAACAGCCAACCTGAAAAAGAACCTAGCGGGCCTGGCATAACAATAAAAAATCCATTAAGATTATTTAATAGTGTTAACTGTCTTTTGTCTTTAGGTGTGTTAACAGCAGACAGTGTAAATAACCCTGAAGAAACATATCTTCAACGTGGTGCAGACTTTACTATATTACGTAGTGGCGGCGGCGGGATTGATGATAAAAGAATACAAACAGCATATGATAGTGCCGGCGAAGAAGCAGGAAATTTAGAATATTTTATAGATGATTTTGAAATGGAGGCTATAATGGCATCCAATAGTAGGACTGGTGCTACACAAGCAATTAGTTTTTCCTTTAGTATAAAAGAACCCTATAGTATGGGATTATTTTTACAATCGTTGCAATCGTCGGCTTTTGATGCAGGATTTGAAAACTATTTAGGAGCACCGTATTTGTTAGAACTTGATTTTACAGGGTTTGATGATAATGGCGGATCACCAGTTTCATACAGTAATAGAAAAATTCCGTTTAAATTAATAAACATTGAATTTAGTGTAAGCGGCAACGGAAGTGAATACCAAGTAGAATGTATCCCTTGGAATGAACAATCATTTGAAGATGATGTACAGCAAATAACAGACCCTGTAAGTCTTACAGGTAGCAGCTTGCTTGATATATTATCAGTAGGCGAACAAGGGTTGTCAGTTATTCTTAACGACAAGTTGCAAGAAATTGCTAAAAAAACCTGCGCCCCAGCAACTAATTTTTATCTTGTTAGGTTTCCGACAAAGCCTACTCCTCCAATAACGGCGTCATATCTACCACCGGCCAAAGCAACACAGACAGATGCAGAAGCGAGATCGTCTCGCAAAGGAGAACAAACATCAGAAGTTCCTGAAACTGACGGGCTAACATCATTCTTTAAAAACATGGGAGTTGAAACTAGTAATAATTCATTACTACAATCTCTTAAATCAAGTGGGATTTCCGACTTGAATGCGATTGGCGTCAGCAAAATGATATCTGAATATAAAGAAGGCGGCGACAATCCTTTTGGATTGGGATTGTATGCTTACGATCAAGAAAAAAATATCTACAAGCGCAATGGTGTAGAACTTACTTTAAGTGACAGTAATAGAACATTTAAGTTTGATTCCGGAACACCAATTACTAAAATAATTGAAGAGCTTGTTATTGTAAGTGAATACGGTAGAACAGCACTAAACCGAGTAGACAGCAAAGGCGAAATTGATTGGTTTAGAATTGAGTCAAGATGTTACATTATAAGCGACAGAGCATTTGAAAGTTCAACAGGCGAAACAGCAAAGATTTATGTATATGATGTTGTTCCGTATAAAGTAGATGCAAGTAGATTTAGTGCTCCTAATCAAGCAGGCGCAGGATTAATTGAAAAGGCAAAACATTGTGTAAAGACATACAACTACATTTACAGCGGACAAAATGAAGATGTATTAGGATTTGATATTAAGTTTGATGCAGCATTTTTCCAAGCAATAAGAATGGATATGGGCCAGTTAGGCGGGTCGTCAGTAGTTAACGATAGAGAAAAAACTACAATAACGCCACAAGATCCTGTAATAGGAAGACCCACAGACGGCAACGTATTACCAGAAGGTAAAACACGATCAGTTATGAAGCCTGGAAACTTTAACGGCGGTAGTTATAACAAACAATACGGCGAAGAGCTTGCTAAGATGTTCCATAATGCTCTAATAAACAGTCCTGTTGATTTAATCACAGCAGAACTAGAAATTTGGGGCGATCCTTACTTTATACCAGACAGCGGCCTTGGAAATTTTAAAAATGCAAGAGGCGGATCAAAAAATATAACAGCAGGCGGCGGAATTGATCATCAAAGAAACGAAGTAGACATTGTAATAAACTTTAGAACTCCGGTTGATTATAACAACGACGGAACAATGTTTTTTCCTGGTGCAACGATTGCTGTAGATAGCTTTAGTGGAGTGTACCAAGTAATAACAGTAACATCAAAAATAAGTGGAAATAAGTTTACACAAAATCTTGAATTAGTGAGACGCAGAAATCAAAGTACAGAAGGCGCATCTAAAAATAAAGCACTTGTTGAAAAACCAGGATGCGAAAGTCTTAACCCTAACGACCTAGGACCTAATGGAGAGCCTGGATCAGACTATTCAGAAGATACTACAAATCAAAATGTTGATGTAGTAAAGCCTATCGGAATTAATGGACCGTTAGCAACAATTAGAACATCAACAGGAAAAACAACACAAGTTGCAGCAATGTTTGCAGAAAAATTCCAAGGGTTAATTGACGAACTAGAAACTGAGTACGGTTATGAAATACGTACACTTGGCGGGTATGCCCAACGAGATGTTGCCGGTGGAACAGCAGCTAGTTATCATGCTAGTGGACTTGCAATAGATATTAACTCTGCAGACAACGGTATGATTAAACCTAAACCAGACGATGCACCAGAACCTACAGATATGCCAGTAAGCGGAACAGGAAGTGCAATGACAGCACTCGCCGCAAAATACGGCATGGGTTGGGGCGGTGATTGGAAGTCTGCTACAGATGCAATGCACTTTTCTGCAGCAAAAGGTGAAGGCGGTGCATTTGCTTGGGAAAGAAATGGCCAAGTACCCGGCGGTGTTGGCCCGGCTCGAGGACCAACAAGTACGTCGAAAGACCTTAAACAAAAAACATCAGCAGGACCAGATGACGGAACTAGAGTGAGCGGAATACAGTCTATGACAGCGAAGACTTTTTCTAGCTACGAAGCTGAATTCCAAAGCAGCCAACTTGGCGAATCAAGCATACGTCCATATTTTCCGACTGATCCGACTGATAATTTATACGACTTTCAACAAGGTAATAAGATAAAAGCTATTTCTGCATTTTATACAGCTCAAGGTAAAGAAACAAGTCAACCCGTTACACAAACAGCGTCCGGGGTTACCTATAACGAGTTTGGAGATGTAGTAAATACAGCATCAGCACGAGACGTAATGACAGAACCAGAAACTCAACAATTCAATCCTGGCACAACAGCAATTTAATGGAAAATTACATTGGCACAAAGTAAAAGAACTAATTTAAAAAAACTTACAAACATCGGACCAGGTCCGTTTGAAGCTATTGTGGTGAGTAATTTAGATACTACTTATATGGGAACATTAAAAGTTGATATCTTGAAAAATAACGCCTCGGGTAGTTTGCCTGAAAAATTAGGCACTTCAATTGAAGTTAGATATCTATCACCATTTTATGGAGTTACTAATCCTGCACACACAACAAACAATGACGGTTATGCCGCAACACAAAAAAGTTATGGTATGTGGTTTGTTCCTCCTGATGTAGGTGCTAGAGTTTTAGTAACCTTTGCAGAAGGTGATATTGCTAACGGCTTTTGGATTGGGTGTGTGCAAGATAAGTTTATGAACTTTATGGTTCCAGACGGTCGTGCATCTACAACACTTACAACTCCGCAAACCCCTGACAATGTACAAGGGCTTAAAATACCAGTAGGTGAATATAACAAGAAAACTGAAAAAGGTAATGGCAGAGATCCAACAAGATACAACAAACCGTATAATAAAGATTTTACACAATCACTAGAAATACAGGGATTAATTAGAGACGAAAATAGAGGAACAACTTCGTCAAGTGCAAGACGAGAAGTTCCAAGTTCAGTTTTTGGTATAAGCACACCCGGACCAATAGACAAGCGTCAAGGCGCACCTAAAGGGCTTGTAGGCGAAGCGGGCCTTAAACACTCGAAATTTGTTAACAGGCTAGGAGGTTCTAGTTTTGTTATGGATGACGGCGATGACACGTTATTAAGAGTAACACACCCGTCAGCTGGCCCCCCAACATACGCTAATGTCGAAGCTGGGCAACTTTTTGGACAAAGTACAATACCTCACAATGAAGTAATGAGATTTAGAACTAGAACTGGCCACCAAATATTAATGCATAATAGTGAAGACTTTATCTATATTGCTAATAGTAGAGGCACAGCTTGGGTAGAATTAACCAGTGACGGGAAAATAGATGTATACGGGTTAGACAGTATATCTATACACAGTGATGCAGATATTAACCTCACAGCTGATAGAGATGTAAACATTGAAGGCGGCAGAAATGTTAATATGCGAGCCAGTGGTAGATATGATAACTTTGCTACAGGCGGCGAAGTAAAAATAGAAAGCCAAAGCAATACAACTTTAAGAGCTGAAACCAATATGTTTGTAGATGTTGCTCAGGATCAAGATATTAAAATTGGGGGAATACAAAAGACATTAGTTACAGGTGATATACATCATCATACAAATGCAAATTTATACATATTAGCAGATGTAGAAGGCCATATAAAAGCTGGAACAAACATGCTTATTAATTCTACAGAAACTCTTAATTTAGTAGGAAAAGCATCTTACTTAACATCAACAGACGGTGCCATTAATATTAATGCAACAGGCGGCAACGTTGAAGTTGATGGCGCCACTGATGTTAATTTAAACAGTACTACATCAAGTGCAGGCACAGCCGCTACTGATGCAACTGATGCAACTGATGCAATACCGTTACCTAAATGGACAGTTCCTAAAACAAGTCCAGGAACACTAGTTCCTTCAGATGTGTCTACTTTTGTAAAAAGAATGCCAAGCCACGAACCGTATGCACATCATGAAAATTTAGATCCTGTAATGGTTAAAAGTGAAAGAACATCTATTGATAATACTGTTGCATTGCCCAATGCTCCATTACTTAGTAGTGCGGATACTTTTAGAAAGAGTTTTTCAGGCGGAACAACATCAGCAGGTGCAGGCGCAGGCGCAGAGCCAGGTACAAGTGGAGTTAATCCATTAGCCGCAGGTCAAACAGGCGCACGGGATGATAAAGCACTAGCACAAAAATTCTCTAGTGTTGGTGCTGACGGGAATATTTTAGATGTTATTGGATTTGCTGAAGGCGCAGGGTATAATACTCCATACAGCAGAAGTAAAATAACACCAGTGCAACTATACGGAAAACAACTTTCAGAACTAACATTAGATGAAGTATTTACGTGGCAAGCAGCTTCAGTAAATGCAGGTTCAGCAAGTAGCGCCGCAGGCAAATATCAAATAATTAATAAAACTCTTAAAGGTCTTGTTGACGGTGCCGGAGTTGTAAGTAGAGAAGATAAATTTAGTCCTGCTAACCAAGACAAATTGTGTCGTAAGTTACTACAACAGAGAGGCGTTGATGGATTTATGGCTGGCTCTAAATCAGAAGCGTCGTTTTGCCTAGCAATGGCACAAGAGTGGGCTAGTTTGCCTGTGATTGAAAGAACACAGGGACAGAAACGAAAAGTTGATCCTGGTGAAAGTTATTACGCTGGCGATGGCCTAAACAAGTCAAGAATAGCACCAATACAATTAATTGCAGCTGTCCGAGAAGTTAAGAAATCCGGATATGCATAGAGGGTAAATATTACTATGAGTACATTAGAAAAAAACATATACAAGCGAGTAAAGGTAACCAACTCCAAACAGCCTAAAAAGCCAGCATCAAGCACTGCTTATAGGTCTATTAGCACAGTTAATCCTGCAAATGAAGGGTTTAGATTATACGATCTTGCTGTTATTAAGCAGGACATAATAAATCACTTTCATATACGTCAAGGCGAAAAGTTAGAGAATCCTGAATTTGGTACTATTATTTGGGATACGTTATTTGATCCGTTAACTGAAGGATTAAAAGTTGCTATTATAGAAAATGTTGAAGCTATTATTAATTATGATCCTCGTGTTGTTGTTGATAACGTTATTGTTGATACGTATGAAAGCGGCATACAAATTGAATGTACACTAATATATTTAAAATACAGCATTGCTGAATCTATGATCTTACAGTTTGATAGAGAAGCCGGCTTACTTGCTTAAAAAATAAAATACGTACATAACTGTTATGAATAAATACGTTATAAGAGGAAATTAGATGTCAGCTACGGATAGACAAAACAGATTACTAGTTGCAGAGGATTGGAAAACAATATACCAATCTTTCCGCAATGCCGATTTTCAAAGTTACGACTTTGACAATTTAAGACGAACAATGATAGAATATCTTAGGACTAACTATCCTGAGGATTTTAACGATTATATTGAATCAAGCGAATACCTTGCACTAATTGATTTAGTTGCATTCCTTGGGCAAAACTTATCCTTTAGAATTGACTTAAATGCAAGAGAAAACTTCCTCGAACTTGCAGAACGTAGAGAGTCAGTACTAAGACTAGCAAGACTATTAAACTACAATCCCCGTAGAAATCAATCCGCTAACGGACTTTTAAAGTTTACAGCAATTAGTACAACAGAAGATTTAGTAGATTCTAACGGTACTAACTTAGCAAGCCAAACAATACAATGGAACGACAGCACTAACTCAAATTGGTATGAACAGTTTATTAAAGTTTTAAATTCGTCATTGCCTGTTAACGGTGTATTTGGTAAGCCAAATAAAAGTGAAACAGTAGCTGGCATTTCAACTGACCAATATAGAGTTAATGGTGTTAACACTGATGTTCCTGTGTTTGCATTTGAAAAACCAATTGAAGGTAAATCAACGCCGTTTGAAATTGTATCAACTGATATTGAAGAAGGTAGCTTAGTAGAAGAAGCACCGGTACCAGGAAACAACTTTGCGTTCATGTATAGAAACGATACACAAGGACCCGGAAGTAGTAATACAGGATTCTTTGCACACTTTCGTCAGGGTAGATTAGAAAGCGGCCAGTTTAGTGTAACACAGCCTACGCCAAATCAAACAATCTCAATTGACACTGAAAATATTAATGATTCAGATGTTTGGCTATTTAAATTAGACGGCAATAATAACGAATCAGAATTATGGTCAAAACTTGATGCTGTTGAAGGTAATAATGTAATTTATAATAGTATTAATAAAAAAATAAGAAACATTTACAGTGTACTAACACGAGTTGACGACAGAATTAATTTAGCGTTTAGTGACGGAGTTTTTGGAAACCTTCCAAAAGGTAATTTCAAAACTTATTTTAGAACAAGTGAAAATAGAAATATGGTTATTACACCAAATGCTATTACTAATGTTTCTGTTAACATACCGTACCTAAGTAAGAAAGGCCGAGTGCATACTCTTACAATAACAATGAGCTTAGAAACAACTGTAGCAAACAGTTCAAGAGCTGAAACAAATTTAAGCATTAAGCAAAATGCTCCTGCAACATACTATACACAAAATAGAATGATCACAGGCGAAGATTATAATGTTGCTCCTTTAGGAATAAGTCAAGAAATAGTAAAAGTAAAAAGTGTTAATAGAACGTCAAGCGGCATATCAAGATATTTTGATCTAAACGATGCAACAGGAAAATATAGTAACACTAACTTATACGGAAATGACGGAGTACTATACAAAGAGTATACTATTAACAAGACAAGTTTTAACTTTGATACCCAAACAGATATTGAAGGTATTATAATAAACAGTGTTGAACCTATCCTTGATGACAAGAAAGTAAAACATTTTTACTTAGACAAATTTCCAAAAATTAATACAACTGATTTAAATGTTTATTGGAACGCTGTTACTGAACAAACAAACACCTACACAGGTAAGTTCCAATCATTAGATGCTACAGGTTATCAAGTTGGTACTTTTACTACAAACAGTTTAAAGTATATTGAAGCAGGAACAGCAATTAAGTTCCAAGCACCAACCGGCTTCCATTTTATGGAAGATGGATCATTAATGGCAGGTGATGCTGATCACCTCGGAAGTGCTTTATATAAATGGACTAAGGTTATTGCTGTTTCAGGCAACGGACTAGACGTAGGACTAACGGAAACACAAGGAGCTATAGCACTAGCTGATAAAATTCCTGCTAACTGTAGACTAATACAAATACGTCCTATGTTAGCAAATAGTCTACTTGATGATGTTAAGGTAGAAATTATTGATCAAACTTTTGCTTACAACGACTTTGGATTACGTTATGACGATGTTAATAGAGTTTGGAGATTAGTAAAAGCAACTGACATAGACAAAAGAAGTAATTTTAGTACAGGATTTGCAGGCGATGTAAGTAATGGCAATATTGATGCAAGTTGGTTGTTGCTTTTTGAAACTAATGGCGAAACATACAAAATTACATACAGGGGTCTACGATATGTATTTGAAAGTGATAGGGAAATAAAATTCTACTATGACAGTTCAGATAAAATATATGACACACAAAAAGGTAAAGTTGTAAGAGACAAACTAGCTGTTCTAAATATAAACACACAGCCTGATAGTGCATCACCATTTACTAGTAACTTTGATTTTGATATTTTAGAATCTTATAGAGACAAAGAAGGTTACGTAGATACTAAAAAAATAGAAATAACATTTGCTGACAAAGATGCAGATGGAGTAATTGACGATCCAGAATTATTTTTACATATTGTAGATGAAGATACTAATCCGTTAACTAAAATTATTATACATGAAAAGTATTTTACAGATGCGGGCGTTGAAGAATTTAGATATGTTGAATCAACAAACATTCAAATACTTCAATCACAAACGTCAGCAGGTCCGTTAAGCGGTTACACAGACGGGCAAGTATTTTACTTTAGAGACACTAATACGTTTAAGAAACTAGATACAACAATATTGGAACTAGTAACAACCAGTGACTACAAAGCCTTTATAGGTAGAGATAAACTTAAATTCCATTATGTACATGTTGCTGATACTAACAATAGAATTGATCCAAGTGCAAGTAACATAATTGACACTTATATGTTAACAAAAACATATGATAGAAACTATAGGCTTTTCTTAGATGGGCAACTAGTACAAAGACCATTACCGCCAAGTTCAGATGAGTTGTTTAGATCATATGGAAAACAGCTTAACAAGATAAAATCAATAAGTGATGAAGTAATTTATCACCCAGTGAAGTATAAGGAACTATTTGGTTCTGCAGCAAAGTCAGATTTACAAGCAACATTTAAGCTAGTAAAGAATCCAGACCAAGTCCTTAACGATAACGATGTAAAAACAAGATGTATTGAATCAATTAATCAGTACTTTGCATTAGAAAATTGGAATTTTGGAGATACTTTTTACTTCCAAGAATTAGCAACATATATTACAAATAGACTTGCACCAGATTTGGTAAGTGTAGTGATTGTTCCTAATCAAGTAACACAAACGTTTGGTAGCTTGTTTGAAGTAAGAAGTGAAGTTGACGAAATTTTTATTAATAGTGCAACTGTATCAGATATAGAAATAATAGATCAAATTACAGCAACCAGACTTAATGCGTCTGGCAAAGTTGTTACGTCAAGTGACACAACAAATACAGGTATTACAAGTGCAACATCATTTACTAGTTCAAACAGTTCAAATAATTCAAGTAGCGGAGGAAGTTATTACTAATGTCTTACGATAACGATCAGACAGATTCACCGTTGCCAACGGGCGACAACTCTAACAGAAAGAGTGTTGACTTATTGCCTAAGTATTTTAGAACACAAGCAAACAAAAAAATACTTGCTAGTACAATAGATCAACTAGTACAACCTGGTACAGCAGAAAAAGTTAGTGGCTATATGGGGCGGAAAAATGCAAAAGCATTTAGAGCTGATGACACATACATTGCTGATGTTACTGAACAGAGAGAAAATAGACAGTTAGAACCTGCAACGGTTTCGGTTGATGATTTAGGCAATGTAAATTTCTTTGCTGATTATCCAGACTATGTTAACCAAGTTAATAACTTTTCTGGAAATATTGCAAACCAAAGTAGATTAAACAGCCAAGAATATTATGCTTGGAACCCAAACATTGATTGGGATAAATTTACAAACTTTAGAGAGTATTACTGGTTGCCTAATGGTCCTCAAACTGTAACAGTTTTTGGAAAGAGTTTAGAAGAAGTTAGTACATACAGTGTAACAGCTGAAGACCAAGATGACAATGTTGTTTACAAGTTTTCACCACCAGGAATGACACCAAATCCTGCATTAACGTTGTACAGAGGACAAACTTACACATTTGAAATAAACACACTAGGACATCCGTTTTCATTCTCTACAGATAGAAGATTTACTGATGCACCATTTAATGTAGTTAAGCAAGATGACGGCAGTTATAAAATTGTGTCAACTGGCAGTGCAGAAAATATATCAAGTTTGTATGTACAAGGAATAACAGCAACAGACTTAAATGGTAATGAAATTAATCCTGTAAATGTTGAAGAAGGATTTATTACATTTACAGTTCCGTTTAATGCACCAGAGCAACTATATTATACAAGTCAAAGCGATGTTAATACTAGCGGCTACATTAAAGTGTTTGATTTAATTGAAAACACTACAATTGATATTAACGAAATTATTGGAAAGAAAACTTATACAAGTTCTAATAAAGTTAAATTTAGCAACGGATTGAAAATTAAGTTTGCAGGAAACGTTACACCTGAACTTTATAAAAACGATGAATGGTTTATTGAAGGCGTTGGTAACGAAATTAAATTAGTTAAAGAAAGTGATTTAGTTATTCCTGCTAGTTACGCTGGAGATAAGTTAGTTCCATTTGATAGCGAGGGATTTGATAGATTGCCGTTTGGCAATGCAAGTGCTTTCGCTGGAACTAAAGATTACATTATAGTTAACAGATCAAGTGTTGACAGAAATGCTTGGTCACGTTATAATAAATGGTTCCACAAAGACGTAATTGAAAAGTCTGCAGAATACAACGAGCAAGTACCAACAATAGATCAAAGTGCAAGAGCATCAAGACCTATTATTGAATTTAATGCAGGATTAAAATTATTTAACTTTGGTACTCAAGCTAAAGATGATATTGATCTAATTGACTATAAAACTAAAGATGCATTTAGTATAGTAGAAAATGCTACAGGATATAATATCGACGGCACAAATGTTGCTGAAGGTATGCGTGTAGTATTTAATGCAGATACAGATAGAAATGTAGTAGGTAAAATTTACACAGTTAAATTTATTTTAATTAACAATGTTAGACAGATTAGTTTAATTGAAGACACTGATTCAACACCGCTAGTAAATGAAACATTATTAGTTAAAGGCGGAACAACATACAAAGGTAAGTTATTCTATTTTAACGGTGATGAGTGGAAACCATCACAGAGTAAAATTAAAGTAAACCAACAACCGTTGTTTGATGTATTTGATAATAGTGATGATAGTTTTTCTACTTACAATGCTTCAACATTTAACGGAACACAAGTATTTGGCTACAAGCTAGGTACTGGAACCGATGATAAAGAATTAGGATTTCCATTATCATACAGAGCACTTGAAAACTTTGGTGATATACAGTTTAATTTTCCGCTGGTAACAGATTCGTTTGTATATGAAGAAAACAACGAAAATATAAATGTTAAAATTGAAACAGGGTATTTAAGAAAATACACAGACCTAACTACTTATGATAGTGAAAATGGTTGGACCAAAGCAAATAAATTAAGTAGCCAAGCAATAATAAGACAGTATGTTGTAGACACTACAACAAATGATTTTGCTGTTGATGTGTTTGACAGAAGCGGCGACCTAAATGACCTAGTTGTAAAAGTTTATCTAAACACTGCCTTTAAACAAGAAACTAAACACTACGAAATTAATAGAGTTAATGGCATTGCATATGTAACATTTAATGATAATCTTACAAAAGACGATATACTAGTATTAAGATGTTATAGTAAAACAAATAAAAACGAAAACGGTTATTATGAATTAGCATATAACTTAGAACGTAACCCTATGAACGAAAACATAGGCGATTTTACAATAGCCGAAGTTAACGATCATGTTAGTACAATTATTGAAAATACGTTTGAATATGACGGAAATGCATTTCCTGGAGTAAGCAATCTAAGAGATATTGGTAATTCAAGTAGATACGGAACACGATTTGTAAAACACAGCGGACCAATAGCATTAGCTAGTTACCACTTAACAGATAAAAATGCAAATATTGTAAAGGCATTGAAATTTGCTAGATTAGAATATGCAAAATATAAAAGAGTATTTTTACAGGTTGCAGAAAACTTAGGTTATGACGGTCCTACTAAAGAACATGTTGATAAAATACTAGAAGAAATTAACAGTCAAAAAAATGAGGGCATGTCGTTTTACTTCTCAGACATGTTGGCACATGGTGCTTCAAAAAGAACTTTACATTCAGTAACGGCAAGTACCGGTACGTTTTTTGCATTAGCAAAAGTTTTTACACTCGGTGCGTTGTCAGCAAGAAGTGTACTAGTATACCTTAATGATCAAGAACTATGCCACGGCACAGACTATGTGTTTACAGTAGAAGGCTTTGTAAATATTTCAGCAACACTAGCTGTAGGTGACGAAGTAGAAATATATGAATACGATACAACTGATGGTTGTTTTGTTCCTACAACACCAACTAAGTTAGGTTTATATCCAGCATACAAGCCGGAGATATTTGTTGACACAACTTATCAAACACCAAAGACTGTTATCCAAGGACATGACGGAAGTATTACATTTGCTTACGGCGATTTTAGAGATAACTTAATACTAGACTTTGAAAGAAGAATATACAATAATTTAAAACAAACATATAATACTAATATTTTTGATATTCATGATTACCAAGGCGGCGATTATAGAGATACAGGCTTTGACAGAAGTGATGTTAACAGTGCAATGGTTTCAGATTTTGTACAGTGGAGTATTATTGCAGGCGATCCTGATTATACTACTAATAGTTTTTGGAAAGACACTGATACATTTAGATACAATTATAAGAACATGGTATCACCAACAGGTAATACACTTCCTGGATTTTGGAGAGGTGTATACCTAGAAGCATACGACACTGATCGTCCGCACACACACCCGTGGGAAATGCTAGGATTTAGTGTTAAGCCTTCATGGTGGGAAACAGAATATGGTGCAGCACCGTATACAAGAAACAACTTTGTACTTTGGGAAGACTTACAAAATGGTGTTGTAAGAGAACCTAATGTTCCTGCAAAGGTATTGAAAAAATACAAGCGACCAGATTTAATTAATCATATTCCAGTAGATGAAAATGGTAATTTATTAAGTCCTTTAGATAGTAACTATGCACAAAACTTTGTTGCTATTAGGACTAGAGATTCATACGCATTTGGCGACCATACTCCTGCAGAAAGTGCGTGGAGAAGAAGTAGTGAATATCCATTTGCGTTAATTACTTCATGGTTATTAAATCAGCCTGCAAAAGTAATGGGCGTGGCATTTGATTTATCAAGAATTACAAGAAACAAAGTAGGCAATCTTGTTTACACACCTACTAATACTACTATTAGATTAAAAGATTTAGTATTTCCTAACACATACACTGATAATCAAAGAGTTATAACTAGCGGACTTGTAAACTTTGTTTACAACTATATTGTAAGTGATATTAACACAAGTTATAACGAATATCAAACAGAATTAAAAACATTGTCTAATAGACTAGCATTAAAAGTCGGCGGCTTTACAGATAAAAGCAAGTTCAAATTAATATTAGATAGTAGAACACCGTTAAACAAAGGTAATGTTTTTGTACCTACAGAGAACTATAAATTATTCCTTAATACTTCATCACCAGTTGAGATTGCAAATTATAGCGGTGTTGTTATACAAAAAAATACAAACGGGTATGTAGTAAAAGGTTACGATCAGGCAACAGCAACATTTAAATATTATGAGCCTATTTCAAGTCAACGAGATCCTGTAATTAATATTGGTGGCATCTCAGAAACATTTGTTAATTGGGATTCTGGTAAACAATATGTTAAAGGACAAAATGTTAGATTTGATAGTTTTTATTATAGAGTAAGCGATAGTCACGTAAGTGGCACATCGTTTGATACTACTAAAATGGCTAAAATGGCAGCACTTCCATTGGTCGGCGGAAGATCAAATGTACTTAGAAGAAAGTTTACAAATAGAATAAAAACTATATCTTATGGAACATTATTAACAACTACACAAGACGTAGTTGACTTTTTATTAGGCTATGAAGCATATTTAAAGGCACAAGGATTTGTGTTTGAATACTATAACAAAGATATTAGTATAGTTGAAGATTGGACTTATAGTGTAAAAGAATTTATGTTCTGGACTACACAAAACTGGGCCGCTGGCACAGTTATTACACTTAGCCCAGGCGCACAACAATTACAATTTAGTCGTCCTTATATGGTTGTTGACAATATTTTTGATACCTTTTATGATTACAGTTTATTAAAAGCTGACGGACAAAAACTAGATAAAAGTTTTAGTAGCATTGCTAGAGACAGTGAAAATGATTTTGGACTAACTGTTAGAAATTCAGCAGATGGAATTTACAGTGTAAAACTTCCATTAGTACAAAGAGAACATGTTATATTATTAGACAACAAAACAGTGTTTGGTGATGTAATATATGATCAAGAAGCAGGTTACAGACAAGAAAGAATTAAAGTTACTGGTTACAGAAGTGATAACTGGAGTGGTGGATTAAACATCCCTGGGTTTGTTTATGACGAAGCTGAAGTAAGAGACTGGGCGCCTTACAAAGATTTTGGAATTGGTAAACTTGTAAAGCATAAAGAATTTTATTATGTTGCAATAGTAGATGTTACTGGAACAGAATATTTTATTGATAACCAGTGGGAACGTTTAGACTCTCGACCTGAACCAAAACTAATACCAAACTTTGAATACAAAATTAATCAGTTTGCTGACTTTTATGATCTAGACACAGACAATTTTGATGTAGAACAACAAAAGCATGCCCAGCATCTAATTGGTTATCAGAAAAGAAAATATCTTGAAAATATTATTAATGATGAAGTTTCACAGTATAAATTTTATCAAGGTATGCTACAAGACAAAGGAACATCAAATTCGTTAACTAACTTGTTTGATGCTCTTGCAAGTGCTGACAAAGAAAGTTTAGAATTCTACGAAGAGTGGGCTTTAAGAGTAGGGCACTACGGCGCAACTGAAAACTTTGACAACGTAGAGTTTTTACTTGACGAAACAAAAATTAAAACTAACCCGCAACCAATATCATTAGTGTCTAGCATTCCAGCTAACGATACAGACACTATATATAAATTAACTCCGGAAGATGTTTATCTAAAGCCTCAAAACTATAATCATAAACCGTTTCCAACAATTACTAACTATACGCCGTTTGTAAAAGATGCCGGATTTGTATTCGATGACGATGTTAGTTATAGAATTAATAATAAGAGAGATCTTCTTACAGCTGATATAAATGTTGTAGGCGCAGACGACTATGTATGGGTCACCGGTGAAAGAAATGATTGGGACGTACTTCAGCATGTTACTACAGACTTAAGAGTAACAGCTATAACATCATTTGCTGCTGGACAAGATGCTATCGATGGCACTGACGCACCAGGCGGGCTGTTTACATTTAACAAAGCGCATTCGTTTGTTAGGGGCGACATTATAGGTGTACAAAACACATCAACAACTAACGATGCATTTTACTTAGTTGAGTCGGTATTTGCTAATGCTATAGAAGTATTAGCAGGCGCAAATCAAACAATCGAAGCGTTAGAGTCTACAGACGGATTTGTTAGTGTACTTAGATCAGTAAGATATGATACTATAAAAGATGCAAACGCTGTACTAGAAGATAACGTTTTAAAGAATCAAAAAATATGGGTAGGCAATAATGGCGATTGGATAGTTCCAATTAAAGATAGTGTGTACACAGAAAAATCACATTATAATAATCCAGCAGACTATGATGCATCGTCAAACTATGAGTTTGGTTCGTCGATGTCTGCAAACACAGCAAACACTAGATTAGTTTTTGGCGATCATAGTGCTAATAGTAATAAAGGGTTAGTTTACACTTATCAAAGAGGGTCAAATTTAAGAGACTTGCTTTTTGAAGAAACACTTGAATTAGATACTGATATGTATCCGGTTAGTGCAGATCATCGTTTCGGCGCTGACATAGATATAAGCAGCGATGGCAAATATCTTATTGTAGGCTCTAGCACAGCAAGCGATGTGGCATCAAATTATAAAACTGGTTATCTAACATCTTCGGCATATAG